GACCACCATCGCTATAACCCCAGCCGTTTGTGGTAATTGATCCCTTGCCTAAAACCTCCGCATATTCTTTTATAACGCCTACTTCTGCATATGATCCAATCGCTGCTGTGTGCCGAATCTCAGCATACCATTTTCCGTTTGTCATATGATGAGTGCTAGGCACAAACCTTGTTTCGTAATTAGATCCAGAAGATGGAGTTGATATTTTTAAATTACCCTCAGTAAAGGTTACATCACCACAGAAGTAACCTAACGGATTTAATGTTGAGTAGTTTCGGGTTGGAGAATCCAAAACTTGGTCTGTGGCAGCCAAAGCACTTGCAACTGTGAAGTTGTTGCCCTGCCCAGAAGTATCAGCACCAAGGCTGGAGCTATTAGAAAAATTTAACTTGAACCCATTAGTTCCATAAGCAGAGCCAGTGTATTCTTTAGGAACCCAAACACCGTTTTTAAACTCTCCTACATCCGTAGGATCAACCGCAGCACCATCAAAAAAATGAACCTCTGCCATATATCCATTAGTTGAATCAGTGCTGCTTTGAGGTGATCCGTAGCCAATAAAATGATAGTTACTACTGTTATTGATTGTTGATTGAGCATCTTGATCAGGATAAGTGGTGGTTCTGAAACTAGTTATTTTTGTTCCATCTTGATAGACTTTAATTCTATCTGAACTTGTTGCTTGAGTTGAATCTGCGATTACATGAATGTGCGTCCACGCCCCAGTATCTCTTAACGCTGTGCTTGTCCAAACTTGCTTTATACTAACGCTAGGCGAAAGCACGGTTTGAAAAACAAAGTTTATAGATCCATAAGCATTATTTGCATTTGTGGTTCCTGGCTCATGAGTATTGTCTTGTTGTATTGAAAGACCTGCCTCTATGCTTTGTGGAAGATCGCTTGAAACAGAATTAGCTGAAGCAAACAAAGCCATATCGTTTGTTACAATTGACCTTTTTATCCAGCCACACCATGTGAATGTTCTTCTGTTTCCTGCGGAAGAGTTTTGCAAAGAAAGATACTGCGCTCCATCAGCACTGTTGAAGCGTAAAGATTGCTCTAACTTGTAAGTATAAAGGTCAGCAGCAGAAAAAAACTGTAACCCACCTGCGCCAAACGGTCCTGACATACTTACCCCTTATGAAAAGTTTAGCTGTGGTGTGCCAAGAAGAATCTCACCTGCGGCTTTAACAATGTAAGGCACAACATCTACTGCATTAGCTGTAGTTGAAAGCGCAAGTGTGTTAAGACCGCCTGCTGTAAAGTATTGACTTCCTAAACTAAGCGTTCTGTTTCCCGTGCCATCTTGCACAAACACAATAAACCCTGACTGCCCCACCTGTTCAGTCGTTGGGTTTGCTAAAGTAACATTGCCTGTAAGTGTTAACACAAAGTTTTGATTTGCTTGAAAATCCAACGTCACACTGCCTGTATTTGTTGTGTCTGTGTCAGTGGTCGCTAATGCGGTTCCTGTTATAGTTACACCTGTTGACGTAGCTGATACTTTGTTTACACCGCTAACAGAAAGATTTTGAGGTGATAAGTCAGTGACTGCGGCTCCAGAACCTGCGCCATCACAAAAGATAGTGGCAGTGTTGCCGTTTGGAACAGTGACATCACCCCCTGAACCCTGAGTAAATATAACGCTTTGACCTGAGTTGTTTACAACAAAATATAACTTATCAGCATCGTTTGGTGAAACAGTAATAGTGTTTGTGCCACTTGGTGAACCAGCAAGAACTAAAACTTTGTTTAGCCCATCTGATGTTTTGTCACCATTTAAAGTGGAAAGCGTGGTTGTTGTGCCAGTTAGGCTTAAAGATAAAACGCCGTTGATTGCTTTATCAATAATCTCAAGATTTACATTTGTTGTAGCACCCCAAGCGCCAGCCTGTTCACCACTGCCTATAAGTTCTATGCCATTATTGTTTGTATAGGTACTTGCCATTTATACCACCTTGTCTAACCACGTTTCCACATTACCATTTCCTGAGATTTCTGTCCATGTATCGCCAGTATGAGTGATTGGAGTCCATGTATCACCGCTATGTGTTATCTGCACCCACGAATCTCCTGTGTGTGTAATTTGTGTCCAAGTCTCAACTGTTCCTGTATCAGGGTCAATCCGCACCCATAATATCTCACCAGGGGTGGTTTGTACAAATGAGAAAATAATTTCTGCTGTACCAAGAAGAGTTTTGTTCGCGGCAACGGTCTGAATGAACGAAAAATCCATTGACGCACTGTCAAGCCTTACACGAGTAGGAACAGTGGTTTGAGTGAAGTTAAAGTCCAACGTAGAGCTTGCAGGAGATATTCTTGAACCAGTGGTAGTCTGGGTAAAGTTAAAATCTTGTGTTGATACTCCAGATGCCACTTTTACAGGAACTGTGGTCTGGGTAAAATTAAAGTCTTGCGTTGATACCCCAGACGCCACTTTTATAGCGTCCGATGTTTGATCAAACTGTGATATGACCGTTCCGCTTGCGGTAAGAATAGCACCCTGAACTGTTGTTTGCGTGAAGGCAAACTCTATGTCTGCAACCCCCACCATAATTCCAGAAGCAATGTTTGTCTTTGTTGCAGTGCCAATCATGTGAGACACTGCGGAGAATGTCCCATTGGCTGCACTGGTTTGCGTAAAATTAAAATCTAATGTAGCAGATTCAGAACGAATACGAGTTTGGGTGGTGGTTTGCGTGAAATTAAAGTCTAAGCTGGCTGAAGCCTCGACTATAGATTCTGTCTGACCAACCGAAATCGGTACTTCTGAAATGGAAAATGCGCCAATCATCCGTCTTTATCCCATTGGTCAGGCTGAACGGAAAGGTCACGATTTCCAGTAAGTGCGCCCAGCTTTTATGACATCATTTATTCGTGTTAAATCTTTTTTTGCGGTTTCATACTTATCATCAAGTATTTCCGCTTCAAGCATCATAACGATATTACCCACCTGAAGTTTCTTATCGGAGTCAGATGAGTCTTCCATCTTTAATCCGCTAACGATGTTTTCAATCATATCGCATGAATGAAGAAGTCTAAGATAGTCTCTGTTTAATTCATTTATCGCCATAATTTAACTTCCTTCTAATTTAGTAATTCTTGCCTGTAAACTCTCAACTTTTGCACTTAACTCTTGAACAGCTTTAACTAAAATTGGATAAGTGTTCATTGGTGTAGCTTCTAATTTTTCTGGATTTGAATAGCTAACCAACCTTGTTCTGTTGGTAGAATTAAAATTCATTTCAACTTCATGTAGCTCTTGAGCTATGAAGCCTACTTCTTTTCGACCAGGCCACGTTCCATCACGCCTATTCCAAGTGAAATTAACAGGTCTTAACGCTTTAATAAAGTCCAAACCTAAATCGGTATCTTCTATAGCTGTTTTATCACGTTCATCAGACAAAGCCGTTATTGACGTTACCTGACAACGCAGTGCTGATATAGTACTATTACCTAGTGTAATTTCATATGAAGCAGTGGTAGAAGAGGGTAGAGCGTTAAATCCAATGGCTATAATACCATTACCACTGTATGTAGTGGTGCCTGTAGAACCAGCGTTGTATCCTAAACAGGTGCCGTAACTACCCTTATAGTATCGACCCGCTCGATATCCAATTCTTGTTGAGCCGTAAGAATTTTGATCTTGTTCGCCAGCCTGAGATCCGATATTTGTTGACCATTGCGCGCCGTTCAAATAATAGGACGCTTGGTAGCCAATAGAGATGTTCTCACCCGAAGTAGTGTAATAAGCTCTACTTGTGTTCACTCCTATATTGATATTGGCATCACCTCTACCATTTCCATAGTGAGAATAGCTTCCAATGGCTACATTATTGTCACCATCTGTATAGCTTGAACTTACAGCACCCCCTGAATTAGTGCCAATATTTACACAATCATCGCCGTTGCAGTCGGCTGCATAGCCAATAGCAACAGAACGAACGTAGTAACCTCTCGGCATATCGGCAGCATAACCCATTAAAATATTATAATCACCAGTCGTGATAGCATCCCCAGCTTGATAACCTATGCATATGTTACCGAGTCCACCTTGATTTTGACTTGTGCTGCTATTAGCTTGATAACCTATACTAATGCTATTGGTGCCTGATTCGGCTCCTGCGCTATAACCAATACCTATCGTATCATTTGCTGTGGTTACATAGTCTCCGGCTCTTCGACCTATGTGTATAGATTGACTTGCTGTTGTAATATCGGTTCCTGCAAAGTTGCCTATACAGACATTGTAATCACCACTAGTAAGGTCCTCTAAGGCTTGAACACCAACGGAAACATTATGCGATGCTCCATCGCCAGTGCCATTCTCCTGTGATGGGCCAGAAAGATGACCGATATAAGTGTTGTTGCTCCCTGTTGTATGACTTTCTCCTGCTCTCATACCAACCGCAGTGTTGTTGTTGGAAGTGTCGTTTTTTAAAGCAAAAGCACCAATTGCGGTCATGTTTCTGCCCGTAAGGTTTTCTTGAGCCGTTTCAAAACCTATGGCTACCCCGAAAGGATATGCGCCCGTAGTGGAACTGGTTTTCTTTAATGCATTTACACCGATTGCGACAGACTGCCCACCTAAATATTCAGTATCAATAAAGTCTGCCATCGCACCAGGGCCGATAGCGATATTCCCCCCGTCGTAATACTGATTGGAGGCGTCAGAATACATTAAATCTACAACACCACCCTGAGATTCTTCAGGCAAAGTAACAAAAATATCTTTTGAACCAGACCCCCAATTCACTTTTCCATCAGTAAAAGTAAGAGAGTCATTGTCGGCAAATGTGCCGCCTGTGTCATCCGCAGTAGTATTTGATCTAGTCAGTAAAGTTATAGTAGTTCCGCTTATGCTAGAAACAATTTGCGGAAGAGGATTTACGCTGCTCCCTCTAATTCTCATACTAGGGGATATTGTTCCGCTAACATTATCCACATTTAATGTGTAAGAATACTCAACAGCACCGTTTACATCAGCCGTTGCTGTAGCTGTATTGCTGCTTTTTAACACAAATTGTCTTGCAAGAGTCGTTCCAGAAGCAGTGTATTTACCAACCCCTATTTCAAAATCAGTGCCGTCAGTACAACAATAGTAACAATAGTTACCATCACCAACTTCAGCAAAGCTATCAAAACCAGTAACCGCACCAGCTAAAGTATATGTGCCTGTGCCAGTTGTAGCGGTGGTTTCTTTTACTCTATCAGCAAGAATTAACTGACCTGCCATGTTTACTTCAACTCAATTGTTAGGTTGTTTGCATTAACCCTGAAGATATCGCCACTTTCAATAGTCTTGTTTGCGTCTAGCGCACCTACAAACAAGATATTGCCTGAAGAAGCAGCATCAACGATAAACGCATGTGTGATTGTGTTATTCGTCCCACCAGATGCAGGGAAGGATACATCAGCAGCATTTTTAGCTGTCTGTGTATCTGCACTACTTGACGTAACAGTCCAACCAGACGCTGCAATCTGCTGTCTTGCATAGTTGGTAAAATTAGCCTCTGTTACACTTCCAGCCTCAGCGTCAGAAACTGCGGTAGCTAACCCTAGATAAATGCTGTCACCGGGGGTTGAAAAAGAACCAGCGTTATTTTTGAAAATAAAGTTTAGTAACTTATTCTCAAGATAAGTGGTTGCTGCATTACTTGTTGCCATTTTTTACTCCTAAGTCCTTGGCCTATCAGGTAAGCCTCTGCGATATGCGTCAGAGTTCTCTCTGGCTTCCGCCAAGTCTTTCAAACGCTGAATCTCCTGACCAAACCTTTGTTCATACAGTTGCATCATATCAGCTTCGCCTTTCATATAAGTATACGCTTCTACCAAAGAACCGTAAAGAAGTGCGTTTGGGGCATTAGAACTCAACCATGTTGTACCGCTATCAGCACCAGCAGTTAAACTGACAGGGCGATAATAGTAATGAAGTTCAACAGTATAGTTTTGATCAGGAGTTGGACTAACAATATAGTTGTCAACATCGAAAACAGCATAATACTTTGGCCTGCCTGTAGAAGATGAGTCAATCGTATATTGCTGCACAAAATTAACATCTTTTTGAAGCAAAAATTCTTTGTTTAAAGCTGTTGTGATTTGAAAAGAAAAAGACGCTAAGTAATCAGTCGGCAGTGTTAGATAAGGATCGTCTACAGTAAGAGCGGATGTTGCGTTTTTACGAAACAACTCCAAGTCCACCATAGTGAAAATACGATCTTCTGCACCACGAATAAACACAGGCAAATTCGTAACAAAAGATGTTTCTGTGTATTCAGAAAAGTCTTGTATGGCTTGTTTTAGTTGTGTGTAAGTAAATGACATTCCGTTGACTCACTTATACTATTGTTATGTTTCCAACCATGCTGCTGTGAACAGTACACTGGTACACCAACGAAGTGTCACTAGGCTCATGTGGCACAATGAACTGAGTTAGCCCAGTGGTGCTATTATAGTTATCCGTAACTCCTGTTGTAAAAGCAGAACCTCCGTCCGAAGTTCGTATCTGCAAGGGGTGACTACTTACATAAGAAGTATTGTCAATCAGATAAGTATGGCCTTTGTAAAAAGTAAAGTTAGGGTTGTTACCAGCGGTAGCACCTGGGCCAGAAAAAGTGTAGGCAGAACCCGTAGCTGCTGTCGTTGTGTATGTGGTTGTTGGGCCGCTAACTTCATCATTAAGTCGTATCCAATTACCGCCGTGAGCAAAATACAGCCCACCAGTTGCGTGAACATGAGCAACTGCGCCATGATAGGTTGATGCGCTTGGCAAATCAGTCAAGGCCGCATAATAAAAAACAATTTTGTTTGCGCCAGAACTAACATCTAAAAGACCGTTTGCGTCTATGATGTCAGTTAGCACACTAGAACTGTTTCCTAACGCAGCATAGATTTCATTAAAATTGTCATTAATTTTATCTGCGCCAGCTCGTAAGCTATCGCCTGTGCCGTCATTTGCAGATGAGCCAATTCCTACTGTTTGTTTTGCCATTTAAGCCTCGTCAAAAGTATTGCTTGTAGAATCAAGTGTAGTTCCAGTAGAGTCAAAAGTTGGAGAAGCTGTTGGAGCAGTTGCCGTTCCTGGGCCTGCTGTTGCATTTTCACCACCACCTCTTGTGTTCCCTAGTGTTGCTGAACCAGTAGTCACCGCAAATGTGTATCTATTTTCATCAAGCACAGTTATTATATAACCAAGAGAATTTTCTAATACAGTTTGCGAAAATCCATCAAAAGCACTTACATTTCTAAATCTTACGGCGCTGTTTGTAGTTCTGCCATGAGAAAACTCTGTTACAGTAATTACTGAAGAGCCAATTGCCCCACTTTTAAAACAATTTGGCGTTAATAAACGAATTACTTCAGGTTCTGTACGAGGATCAGGTCTAGCATTTTTAATAGCTTCTGGGTCTGTTGGTCTTCTTTTGGGGTCGAGTTGAGGATGTTTAGGCTCATATTCATCTTTTCCAACAAGAAAACCGTTCCATTCCATACGCATATCTTTTAAACGATACCTAAAACCAGAACGGTCAGATATCCCATAAGCATATTTTCCTGCGGCAAACCGTGACATTAAGAAACCCTATAAAAACTTAAATTTGGACTTACATTAAATGAAGCCCTGTCTCTGTCTTCTGCTAACGCACGCTCAAATTCCTCTTCATAAGATGCCTTCAAAAGTTGTATTCTATCGGGAGCGCGTTTCATGGATATGTAGTAAGCTAATCCAGCAGCAAGACAGGGGTAGAATCTAAATGGAACCTCTACAGTATTTGTTGATTTATCAGCATCATCCAGTCTGGTGAGAGCGTCAAAAACCAAAATATCAGTGGAATTATCTGGCGTAGGCCATATTTTTATGACAGGTGTAATTTGTCTATCTACAAAGAACTGAGTTGGCCTAGCTTCAGTATTTTTGTTTGGGGTTGTCAGATAATCATCTCTACTAATTCTACTCATCGTAAAGTCGGTTTGATCTGTGCCAGTGCCCTGTCGTAAAGACATTGAAAGAATATCAATTACATTAGCTCCTAAAGTATAAGAAGCAGTGCTTTTTGTAACAGTTTGAGTTTGTTGAACAATAGTCCATTGATTCAGACCTCTGTTTGCCCATTCTGCAAACATGAGGTTCATTGAGCGCTTGGCTGTTTTTAGGTCATAACCTGTCCTAACTTCTAAACCACAACGCTCAAAAGCTTCTTCAATGTACTCTGCTACATCTAATTCAAAATCTGTTGAGCCAGAAACAGCCATTACTTCTTAACCTTGCCACCACGCATCATTTTTTTAGCTTTAGCCATACCGCCACCACGCATCATAGATGGCTTCTTTTTGGCTGTTGCCGCACCACCACGCATCATTTTCTTTGCGGCGCCGCCACGCATCATTTTCTTGGCTGCACCACCACCTCTCATGCCTCTTGGCTTTTTAGGTTGTACTTTATCAACAGTTTTTTGAACTTTACTAAGCTCAAAACCCATTTCTTTTGCCAGCTTTTTTAAAGCAGAAGCAGACATTTGAGGGGTAACTTTCTTGGTATCAGCCATCTTTTAATCTCCTATAAAGTTCGGCTCTTAATTCATACAAAGGTTCGTTCTCGTAATAATCTTGGCAGACATCGTAATATCCCTTTTCTCTCAAGACATTCGAGGCTTCCTGTAGCTTTGTCAAGCGTTGCAGAAATATCATAGCATAAGAATTGTCATTCGTCATCTCAAGGGAGTTTTCAAGTAATTCGTTTTCATCTGATTCAGGATGAAAGCCCATAACAAACATATCTATGCCATCCTCAGATAAAGACTGATTAAGTATGTCCATAAATTGATACAAATCATCAACATCCAAATAGTTAAAATCTATAAGAATGATTACATCTTTTCTATCATCCCACCCATAAATTGCTTCAAACAAAACATCAAAGGACTCATCTTTTTTAAAGATAAAACCTACACGATCATCAGCCCATGCCCTTTTAGCAAAAGGACAGGCAGGCATATTGTTGTAATTTTCATTAGGTTTTTCTAACGCCTCTTTGGACCAGAGACGTATTTCATTCTTAATATTCTCCTCCAAAGACATGTCATTTCTTCTTATGACTGAGTTACTGCACCTTTTGTGCGTTTTCTACGGTTAGCCATTATTGCACCGCATCCCCTAGCAACAGCCGTGCCAGCCACCTTTTTACCCCTGAAAGGCCTCTTAACTGGCCCTCCTTTTTCAAGGTTTCTGACTTTAGCTTGTTTTGTATTAGATACCACTGTCTTGCCTTTTGCTCCCGCTCTCTTCTTCTTTCGTGCTGTAGATGCTCTTTCAGCTTTTGAGAGGCTTCTAGCCTTTGCAGACGGTAAGCAGCGATCTGGGTTTTTCTTGTCTTTAGATGTACCGCATTTACCCTTGATACTTCCATCAGTACCAATGCGAACCCAATCTTGTTTTAACCATTTTTTTAACTCTCCCATCAGGCCTTTCCTTGTTGTCTGCGTATTGCTTCTTTTCCAGCTTTAGCTATTTTTGCCTGTTCAGGTTTTCCTGCAACTTTTGCCCTTTGCTCTAAAACTGTAAGTATTTGTATCTTTCTAGCAAATGGTTTTTTTATTTTTTTAACCTTAGCCACCGTTGCTCTTGCGTCCGCAGGCGTAGCGAACTTTATAGATACAGTGTCTTTAGGGTTTTCGTCCGTATATAAACGCCTTCCACTTCCTTTTGGTTTCTTTCCTGTTCCAACAACAGGGTCTTTTTTCTTTGCCATTTATTTACCCTTACGCTTACCGCCTTTGGACTTTTTAGCGTAATTAGGGTCTTTGCAGTATTTAGAAGCCGCAAGATTTGCGTATGCGCTTGGGTATGTATCAAAAGTACGTTTTGCCCAAGCTTTACCTTCCGGGCATATTTTACTTCCTTTTGACTTCTTTGAGGCCGCTCCACCTTTTCTAAAATAAGTTAAACCTTTAGGGGTAGGGTTGCTTTTTTTCATCTTCTTATCACCTTTCATCGGAGGCTTTGAGATTTGGCTTGCGATTTGCCCACGCGATATCGGCATTTACTCTCTCCTGTAGGTAAAAATCCCAAAGTTCTGCTAAAAGCTTATGATTCTGGTCTACTTTTACAGATATAACAGCAGTTTCTGTTTTTAACTCAACAACAGAAAAGGCTATCCAACCAATAAAAGCTAAAGTAGCGCCACTAATTAAGGTATTGAAACTTAACACTTCCACCTCCGCCTTGCTTGGCGCAAACGACTATTAGGATTTTTTGCAGCTTTAGGAAACTTTTTCATTTGACCTGCGCTTCTGGCACAGAAAGATTTGCGTCTTTTTGCAGCGGCAGAGCCCTTCTTAACCTTGCCTGTTACAGCAGTTTTTAACTTAGATCCGGGATTTTCTCGTCTATAACGAGCAACACCAGCCTTAGTCATTCCCGCCCCTTTCTTTGTGGGGCGGAAATACTTTTTTGTTTTAGGTGGCTGCTTGTCTCTTTTACGAGCCATAGCCAACTCCTTATGACAAGAATATTGTCAACTGATTACTAGAGCCTGTAAACGCTGCAACAAATGCGCCGTCAGTAGCTATAATACCATCATCAGGGATATTTAGATGATGAAGCCCTGTAGGAAAAGTTTGCGTAATTAAAACCTCTCCACTAGCACTTCCATTCTTTATTGTGAAAGCGCCTGCTGCATCAGCAAATATCACAATCTGACGTATTCTCGACCTTGCAGGTTCC